ATGTCCAGTCAAGAAGATTGCCACTACCTAGGTAACTATTTTGCGGTACTATCTGCACTCTGTTTGGGCGTGTCCTATCCGATACGATTGCGCAGTTGTGCATCTTGAGTACATCGGTTACAAAATCAATCTGCTTAACATCGGGGGCATTAAGGTCAAAGAAGAAAGTTTGGCCGTATTTAAGCTCTATGTCTATTAATGACCATGAACCCATAACGTCAAACATTTGAATACCTATCAGCGTATTGAATATTACAAACTGCACCGCGCTTCCTGCATCAATACCAATACGAAAAGTAAATATGCGCTCTGAACTATTAGGAAAGTTTTGAAGGATTGTTGCAAAAGCTAATCCGGGTATCACAATACCATCGACAATCAAACCTACTTGAATCGGTATTTCGGCATTACCCGCTAATGATGGGGATAGTTGTAAGACTGCTTGAAAGGTATAGTATCCTTCCGATGGTGTAGTATAGGTATATGTAGCGGGATTGTAATCACCACCATTGTCAAAGATTTCCGTATCGGCTTCTAAAACATAATATGGATTTATGACGCTTACCGTCATAGGTGTACTCGTTTCTGCTTGAAAAAGCAAATCATTGAACGAATCACTTGCTACTGGTCTTTGACTATTAAGCCAAGGCATGTGGTAATCCGATATAGTGCCTAACAACGTACCCGCTTCTAACTCAAAACCCGCATCTGTAATTATTTCCTCAAACAAATAACTCCATTGAAGTGCAGGTGTAAAATCACCCGCGTAGATTGGGCTTGTATTGCTATCAATCGGGCGTGTGCCTTGCTGATTGCCTGCACTCCATAACTGACCACGCTCTAATAGTGTCCACACACCGGGTATGGTGGGATTCTCAATATTATCATAGGTCATGTTTTGATTTAGGCTAGGCAGGTCGGTAATATCCTTGAGCTTTTTTTCACCGATGTTACGCACCAAATCAGGCGTTTCAGCATAAAACGCTAACTCAACCTCATTGATGCGGTTGTTCTGCTTGTATACCTTACGCACTCGCACGTAACCAAATGAGATAGGCAAAGTGTCAACACGTATTTCAGCAGGTAACTTGTAGTGAAAATAATTCATATCACCCGCGCTCACGTTCACATCGAACAACGCACCTAACGCAAGTTGATTTGTTTCGCTGAATGGTACTCTAAACTCACGGGTGAACGCACCCTGTGCGGTGAAGTTGTTAAGGTCTTGAAACTTCCAGTTCTGCGATATGCTTTCATTGACAAACAAGTCAATGTAGTACTCCTTAGTTACATCGTACAAGAAGTAGCCGCCTGCTGCTAAGGTAAAATCAAAGTTGAAAGGATTTGTATTGACAAAGTTCAAGCGGGTAAATCCGGGGCTTGGAGAATTTTGTACAATAGAATCAACTACGCAAGCTTGCGTATCACCATTAGCATTGATAAGCGTTAGTGTTTTGCCATCCAACTCAAGGTCTTGTGGAAAGCTTTCTATAATCAAACGCCACGACCCTACACTACCATAGATAGCTGTGTTGCTTTGGCTTGTTAACGTAAGCGTTTGAACTGGTCTTACTATTAATTGTACTTCACCATTCATGTTATGTCCAGTATTCGTTTGCTGCTTTGAATTTGATTGTCACGTTATATAGCTTGCCATCACGTATCTTCTTTTCAACATAGCTTGTATCTTCCATGTTTACAGGTATCTCAATGGCCTTGCCTTGGTCTGTGCTTAACCATGTAACCTGATTGCTTACCATTAGCGAACGCAATAGGGCAAATTCAGCCTCAGTAATATAGTCACTTGTTGCAGTTATGACCTGCTCAACAAGATTGCGTCTATCTGTTTTGCCACGATCATTAGTGCTGAAGATTGTTGGAGTACCATTAAACAACACTTTACGGTATGGCTTGCGTTGTATTTCGTTTGATACCTCTGACTTCTTTGTAAAGTTGAAGTAATCCCAACCGCCGCGACTGTTAACCCATCCCAAACGTATCTTATCCCACCAACAATCCGATTGACCGTATGCCTTTGCATTATAAAAGATATACGATTCACTTGCAGTAACATTTGAAGATGAAAATAATTTTACTTCATAAAATCTCCAGTTAGGAAATAGCGAAGGTTTAACCGTCAATCCTGTCCAATCATTAAGGTTAGCAGGATATACTGGTAAGGCTTCTATGTCATATGCATTTAAATTAATCGTCTGTGCAGTTGGTGCGCCTGCACTTGAGTAAATAGTAATTGTAAATTTATCCGCTGCGTTGTTGCTCAAATAGGAATCGTTACCCGGTATGCACAACACACCGTAATCAGTTTCAAAAGATGGTATGAATACATTGCTTGTACCAATACCCCAAGTAGATGCAAATGCAAAATTGTTAGTGCCTACAATACGGTCACTCATTGCATAAGAAAATCCATTAGTCAAGGAATACTTGACAGCTGAATTACCGCTTTCAGGTGATGGCTTATATCCGTCCTTTATCTGATAGTAGCCATTGATTATTATACCGTCTACACCATTAACATCGCTCCCTGCATTCGGGGTTAGCACTCCGTTCATTATCCACCATTCAGTAAGTGTAAAATCATATGTTATTTTGCTCGCATCGTTTTGCGTATTGTCAGTATCAAGGTGGTAATTAAGTGGCTCGCTGTTGCGCATATCATTGACTAGTGATTGCATGTCGAAATATAACCGTGTATCAGGTGCAGGAGCTACAAAGAAATTGTATGGAGTACCCTGTAAAATGATTTGCACGCCATAACGAAAACCCGGCTGTGCTGTTTCATCACTTATTGCAACGATCATTAGCTTCTGCCCACGTACTGCCCACTTATATGGTTGGTCGTTAATTGTTATTGCCATTATCTTTTATTTAATAGTAGTCTTTGTTCTATTCCTTTTATGTAGCCTTCCATCAACTTGTCTTTGTATTCGTCCCATGTATCGTCTATGGCTTCGCCGTAATAGTTGATGCCTTGTATACCATTCTTGCCTATGCTTTGAGCTATGGCATATGCTGCACTTTTTATGCGACTCTCTGTGGTCTTAACAAATTCGCCTTGATTGTTGCGTAGTTTGAAGCCACCTATCTTTAACTTAAGACGTATCCAGTTTTCAATGTACTCAGAACGTGGCGCACGCGCACCGGGTCTTCTACCAAACTCAATCACATCTGCATACTTGCCCGCTTCGTCATTGCTTACAGTAAAGTCAATAGTGGGTTTGTTGTAGCGTATATTGATTTTATAGTATAGTGATCGTAATAGGTTACCACTTGCAACACGGTTGACCATCTTACCGCGCACACGACGTTTGATGCGTAGGTTAGATTGCGCACGCTCCACTACGGCAAGCGCATACTCGTTTAGTATTTCTTCAAACTCATCAGCCATTAAATCAATGTCAGATTTAGCATTGATGCAGCAATGGTGTAAGCTTCGTTATTCGAGTCGCCACTACTACCCCAATCGATGTAGGTTTGCCCATCAAATATTACTTGCCCATCGTAGATGTTACGCCCATCTACATCGCACAGGGAATACACCAGTGCGGCTGTTGCAGTCAAGTCATCATAGCTAATATATAGCTTCATGCACACGGCGGTTTTCGTTTCACCGTTACTCCAAATATCTAGCGGTTGTATATCTCTCATAATTATATTTTTTCAAGTTGAATAAACGTAGCGTTTCCGTAAACAGTGGCCGTGTTCCCGTTCGAAGATGTCACAAATGCTGGTGTCAAGTTGCCCGAGTTCGCACCAGTGCTGATAAATATCTCGACGGTCGTCAAGCCTATTTGATTGTTCGCTTGATTCAATCGATTGGTCAAGGCCGTGCCACTCGTTACCGCTTGCCATTGCATAAATTGACCGCTAACCGCCGCGCTCGATATTTGCCCAACGTTCATTGTTGATCCACTTGGAAAAGTAAATAGCAAATTGAAACCTGTCGTACTTACGAAACCAGAGGACACGACCAGTCGACCGATGTAGGTACTGTTTGCATCAAGTGCAAGTGTGCAGCCTGTGATACTTGTATTAGATGAAGTGTTTGCATTAGTGAGGTTAGTTGCTTGCACACCACGTAACAAACCAAGTTCACTTTTTAAAGTAGCAAGTGATATAGCACTTACCGTATTATCTGCATTAATGCGTACGTATCGTATAGCAGATGGGTTAGCAAGTGTTGCAAGGTTAGTACCTACCGTAGTAAGTCCGATGCTATCTTGCTTACCATTGAATGTAGACCAATCTGCGCTACTCAATGCACCACGATTTGCCGCACTGGCAGTTGGTAGGTTGAACGTGTGTGTAGTGCCTGCGCTACTTATTGCAAAATCAGTCCCGGCTGTGCCCGTTGCAAGGTTTTGTGTGCTTTCAGTTAAGCCATTTAAAGAACTTATTCCGATTGCATAAGTACTATGCACTTCTCCTATACGACTTGCCTCCGTATAAAGTGTTACCGTTTTACCATTGGTATTTTGAATATCAAACTCAATGTGTACGCGGTCGGTTGCAAGTGTGACCGTGTTAGGTACTGAAATGCCAAACGTGTACAGGTCTATCACGTTTCCATTTGTGATTTGCTCAACTGGTGAAGTACCTATGAGTGTGAAGCTTGTGCCGTTGTATGTGTATAGTTTGGCAACTATTTCGGCATTGTTTGAGCCGCCACCTGTTTCACTTAAGTACACATCAATTGTCCATACGCCTGAAGGCAATACAAGATGATTAGGACTACCAACATCCGTAATAAAGCGGGCAATTGCCCCTGTTGTGGCTCGTGTAAAGTTAGCAGCTGCTCCACTACCTGCCGCTGTGCCTAATTGATAGAATGGGTTACCACCTATTGTACCTTGTGACGTATTACCATTGAAGTAAAATATTTGCCCACCACCACCACCTGTTGAAGGTAGCGTGCGTAGTGCGCCTGTACCATCTATGTATTGATCACTTGTACCATTTGCTGCAACGGCAAGTGTACCTGATGTGGTCACGGGTGTACCTGTTACACTAAATGCAGGGTTTGCGGGTGCAGGCATTGAAAGACCAACTGATGTAACCGTGCCACTTGGTATAGTTGGCAAGTTATCCAAATCGTTGTAGTCATTTGAATATGCAACGGCTGCAAGTTGCGCGTTTATAAATTCATTTGTGGGCGCATCAAACAACAACACATCGTCCTGCTGTGGACTTGTTATGTCTACATCATTTAAGTCATCAATGCTCTCAGGTATAGTTGGCTTATTCAAAATCTGAAAATCGCCACTAGTTGCACTCCAATCTACCGGGGATTGACGCAACCTGTAACCTACGCTTACAAGTGTCCAGTACGTAGGGTTGCTAGGATTGATGGCGTCATTGTTTGCAATGCACCTGTACACGCTGCCGTTATACCATACGCGGTCACCTATTTGGTAAGGGTTGCCAAGTGCGGTTGTATGGTTTACGTTGTATTCAGTAGATACATATTCACCACCACCACCACCACCACCCGCAGCATCAATAGTCACGCTGCCATTACCATTGTCTGTAATGGTCACGTTGGTGCCTTCTACTAAGTCAAGTATGTTTTGAACCGCATTATCAACTCCATTGGTGCGAAGTGTGATGCCATAGCCCGTGCCGCTGCCGCCGCTACCTGATGCACCACCAACCGACCATATTGCGGGAATGTCACACGCGCTCCAGTCCCATGGCACTTCGAGCTGCAATGAGAAAGTAACACCCGTTAACGTGTTCTTATATTCCTCCATGAATGGCTCAATGGTAGGATTAGTGACTAGCTGCACATCGAATCCAAACAACACCAAACCATTCTTCACCTCAGCTATTAAGTCCTGTGCTAATCGTACACAGT